ATCCGCGAGGCGGTCTGGGGATGACGGGTGAGATTGTCACGGATCCGTCCCATCCCGACCAGGATGATCGGCACCTCGGCCAGGTCGGCGAGGTCGCGGATCGCGTCGACGAGCTTCGAGTGGCGCGAGACATAGTCGGCCTCGTCGATGACAACGGCGAACTGCGCTCCCGTGGCCCGGGCCAGCCCCATCCGTGCCCGGAGCGTCGCGATGCAGGCGCGGAACCGTGCCTCATGCCCATGCGGCGGCGTGACCGCGGCCTCGGCCAGCAGTTCGGCCATCATCCAGTAGGGCGTCCATTCCACCTTGGCGCGCAGGTAAAGGCAGCTTTCCTGCGTTGCCCAGCGCGCGAGAATGGTGGTCTTTCCGAGGCCCGGCAGGCCGTCGACGACGACGAGGCGGCACTCTTCCGACCCGCGCGCATCGAGCGCGTCCATGCCTTCCATGAAGCGATGGTAGTTCCGGGTTTCCACAAAGGTCGGTCTCATGTAGTCTCTCCTTGCTGCTCGACGGTTTCAGGCGGCGGACCTGAGCAAAGCGTCCAACTCGTCCAGGTCCACGCCTGATATCCTCAACAATTCCCGCCCGTTCCGCCGCGCCATCACCTCGCGCAGGACATGCGCACGGCCCCCTGTCAGCTGGCCGGGATCGGCGAGGCAGAGCTTCGCCAGATCCGCATCCGAGGTGATCGCGGCCGTTGCCGGTGGCGCGTCCTCCTGCACCGTCCGGACCGGGATGGGTTCCGGGGCAGCCTTGAGCTGGGGCATCACGGCCTGGGGCGAATGCTCCAGGAGCGGCGCGCGGAGCTGATCCTGGATGGCCTCCGCCTTCTTTCCGATCCGGCGCAGTTGCGCCTTCACGCGACCCTCCTCGGCCGCCTGCTGGAAGCTCAGGGGCACATAGCGCTGGGTGTTTCCGCCGAAGACGGCGACACAGATCAGGCTTCCCGGCAGGCCGCTCTGCTCGTCGATCTCGCGGACCCAGACGCGGTCGGCCTGGTGCAGGTCGTAGCCCACCGCGACGCGCGTCTCGTGATATTTCTCGAGATCGTCGTGGTAGTAGCTGTTGGTGTTCCACTCGACGAGCGCGCGCCGGACGGTGCGGACCTCGTAGGGCCGGAAGAGATCGTCCTCGGCGGCCGGCTCCACCCGCACCGGCTCGAACCCGTCGGCGACATGCGCCGCCCAGGCCTCGTTGGGCGTCATGTGCCTTGGGCGGCCCGTCGCCGGATCCTCGAAGCTCGGCAGGCCGCTGTGCGGGCGGTCGTTGTAGGCGGCCACGGTCGCCTCGCACATTGCCAGGAACTCGTCCCAGGCGGGCAGGATGCGCGACGAACCGAACTGCGCGATCTCGGACCGGGTGAGCTTGTGGACCTTGGAACTGGCCTCCTTGTCCATCTCCTGGCCGAGATAGCTGGGCAGGGTCCGGGCAAGGTCGTTCCAGACCGCGTTGAACCGCTCGATGATGCCCTTGCCCTGGCTGTTGTAGGGCAGCGCGTGCATCTTGGTGATGCCGAGCCGCGCCATCAGCCCGCCGAGATCGACACCGTCCCGTCCGTCGACGGTCTTGTTGCGGTAGCCCGGGCCCCTGTCGGTGTAGAAGATCGCCGGGATGCCGTGCGAGATGCAGGCCCGGCGCAGACCCTCGGTCACCGCGATGACGTTTTCCTTGCGCGACACCGCGAAGCCCACGCATTTGCGGGTCGCCACGTCGAGGATCGAGGTGATCTCCGGCTTCATCGGATTGCGCGAGACGGGATCGGCCACTTCGGCGTCGAAGGTCTTGCCGTCGGCCGTGTAGATCGTCGTCGGCCACATTCCGTCGGTGCTGCGCTGGACGTAGGCCAGCCGGGACTTCAGCGTCAGGATGCCCTCGCGCCCGACGTGCTTCTCGATGTTGTTGAGGCGCCGGCGCAGGATCCGGGTCGCCTGGCCGAGGGAGATCGGCATGTGCCGGATGCCGTCCCGCGCGCTGGCCGCCTGGATGTATTCCGCGTGGGCGGCGGCGATCGTCGGCTTCGAGGGCTTGGCGTAGAACTTCATGAACTCCATGAAGGCAGGCGGGATCGGCTCGGCCTCCTTCGGCGGCACCGGCGACAGGGCAGCGATCCCGCCCGTGTCGCGCGCCTTGAACCAGCCGTAGATCGTGCTGCGCGACAGGATGCCGCCCTTTCGATCGTTCGCCACTGCAAGGCGTGCGAACCGCAGGTCGAACCCGGTGGGGTCGGACAGAAGGTCCGGCTGCGTCAGGATCGCGGCCTCTGGTGGCGTCAGGATTTCCCCGCGGCCGATCCTGTCTCTCGCTTCCTGACGCGCTGCTGCCACCTTCTGTGCCTCGAGGAAGCGGGCGATCCCCCAGGCGCGGGACTGCCCGCAGGAAATGGCGTAGCCCTCGATCGAGCTCAGGACCTCGCCCCGCGCCATCTCGACCTCGTGCGCGCGGCTCGATGCCCGCGCGGCACGGAGCGCCGCGACCTGCCGCAGCCGGGCCGCCTTGTCGAGCGCCTGCGCGTCGATCAGGGTCGTGCGCGTCTCGCCAGCGGTGATCGCCAGCTGCATGAGCGCGGGCAGGATCGACCAGTGGTATTCCCGGCTCGGCCGGCCCTCGCCCTTCCGCCACCGCACCAGCGACGGCGACAGGTCGTTCCAGCCGTCGCGGTCGACGTAGAAACGGACGCCACGCTCGCTGACCGGAAACGACACGATCCCCCGCTTCGCCGCGATCTCCGCCAGCTCCCGCGCGGTGAAGAATTCCTGACGCGCCGGGGTCATCGCCGGGCCCTCCGGCGCGCCGCCAGCACCTGCGCCCGCGCCTGCATCTCGGCGATGTGCTCGTCCAGAAGCTGAGCCTCGATCAGCTCGGCATATTCGCTCTCGATGACGGTCAGGCCGAACTCGGCCGGCACGAAGCCGAGAAGGTCGCGCGCGCCGGTCGCGTGCACCAGCGCCACGAAGGCGTCGAGCGGGATGCGGTGCTCGCCCGAGCTTTCCGACGACCACTTGTCGAGCATTGCCGGCGACACCGGGCGGCCGAGCCGCTCGGCCATCCGGCGCGCGATCTCCGGCCGCGGCAGGCCGTCGTCGCGCGCGTCCCTGAACGCCTGGCCGATGGCCCGGGCGATGCGGGCATCCAGCGGCCCGCGCCCCGTCACCTCGACGCCGTAGCCGACGGCCACGCGCGGCGGCTGCCAGTCGAAGAGGTCGCGGGTCAGGAGGTCGCGGCGGCGGGCCATCAGATGCGCCCCCTCCGCTTCAGGGACGCGATCACCCGCTCCTCCTGCGCCATGATCACCCGGTCGAAGAGCACGTCGTCGAGCGATCCGAGGGTCTTTGTCGCGGCGAGATAGCGGCGCTCGACCATGTTCGGCGTGATGCCGTTTTCGAGGTGGAAGAGCGCCTCGGCGACGTTCTGGATGTCGGGATGGGCGGGGTCGAGGATCAGGGCGAGGATCTTCGCCTGGCGGGCGCGGCTCTCCTTCGACAGGGCCTTCAGCTCGGTCTTCTTCTCTGCCAGCGCCGTGCCGCGTAGCGCCGCACGCGACGGGGCCGACAGACCCTCCCATATCGCGACGGCGTCCTTGATCGTGCTGCGGCCGAGGTCGAACTTCTCCGCCATCGCGCCATCGAATGCAGTGATTTCAGGCTCTTGGCGATCAAAAGCCAATTTCCGGCTTTTGATTTTCTCCGATTTCCGGTCCCCGCCGGCGGCTGCCTCCGGGTGCAGCCGCAGCCACGCCGTCTTCAGCTTGAAGAGGTGCTGGCAGAAGTCGAGCGCGCTGATCCGACGGGCGAGATTTGCAACCACCTGGTCGAGCATCGCCGCGTCGTCGCTCTCCTTGTCGGACAGGATCGCCGGGATCGTCTCGCGCCCGAGAAGGCGGAAGCCCGCGAAGCGGTGGAGACCGTCGACCAGCCGGTAACCGGACCCGACGCGGCGGACGATGATCGGGCAGATCAGCTCCTGCATCGCGATGCTGTCGGCGAGCCCCTGCGCGTGGCCGGGGTCCAGTTCGCGGGCGCGGTCCTTGCCGGTGTCGATCTGGTCGAGGGGGATTTGGAGCAGCTCGGTGGTCACTTCGCCACCGCTTTCTTGTATTCTTCGAGCCAGAAAGCGACTGCCTGGGCGCTTTCGTCGATGAATTGCATTGCGAACTCGGGCGGTTCGTCCGCACCCAAGACGTCGATCAGGAATTGCACTCGAAGGTGCAGCTCTTTCGACTTCTTTGAGACAGCACGAGCGTAGTCGTTAGGTGTGATATCAGCCATTTCTAGGTCCCTTGGTCATCCGGTAGAAGAAGCGCCGCTGGCCCTTCACGAAGCTGGCGGTGCAGGTGATCTCGGCGCCGTGGGCGCGCAGTTCCGCCACGCAGGCGTTGACCGCCATCACCCTGGCCCCGCGCACGATCTCGCGCGTGGTATGCGGCCTGCCATCGGCCAGGAGCCGCAGCACGCGCTGCAACCGGGGCGAGGTCAGGGGCGCCGCGTGCATGAGCACCTCTTTCCGCCCTGAGGGTGGACAGGAGCCTCGCGGCTCTGCGATGGTTCCGCGTGAGGGAGCGCGGAGGCGTCGGCCTCCCGGATCAACCCGTCCGACGCCCGGAGAGCCTCTGAATGGCGGATATCGGCACCATCGTCAGCCTGGTCGCTTCGGGCACAGGCAGCCTTTTGTCCGCCACCGAGATCGGCAAGAACCTCAAGGAGGTTTTTCGGCGACCGGAAGTTGATCTCACCGCGTCGAAGCAGCTCGTCCTCGATCTCTTGGATGAATTGCTCGACGCCAAGCGCGCGCATATGCAGATAGAAGAGGCGGTTATGGAGCTTCAGCGCGAACTGAAAGACCGGGATCAGTTCGAGGCAGAGCTTGCGCGCTACGCGCTGACGGATACCGGCCGGGGCGCGCTGGTGCTGAGCCTCAAGTCGGACGATCCCAAGGGCGAGCCCTCGCACAGCATATGTCCCGGCTGCGCCGGCAAGCGCAAGAAGTCGATCCTCCAGCCAGCCCCGGACAACCGAAACTTTCTGGTCTGCCCGTCCTGCGACACCCGCTTCCTGAGGCATAATCCGGACGGCAGCGGGATCATGGTCGCGCCCGGGCGCAGCACACGCGACTGGTCCGATTTCTGAGCCTTGGCCGCGACCGTTCATCACCACACCGCCGGCTGGTGATCGACGCGGCGGAAATGGCCGCAGAGGCGGTTGTGGATGCCCTCGCTGGTGAACTCCAGGCCGCAGCACATGCACGGGCGGCGTGTGATCCGCGCGGGCTTCGGCTTGGCATAGGGGCTTTCGGGGCGCTCGCGCCGGGCGGCCGGCGCCACCGCCGGGGCATGGCAGTCCGCCAGCGCCGGATGGCTCCGCCAGGATTTCATGCGCATTGTCACTGTCCTTGCCTGCATGGCCGTTTCTCGTTGGCCGTCGCAGCCCCTGCCGGGGCCGCGGCGAAGGCTCAGATGAGCGTCAGGATCAGCCCCGCGAGGGCGCAGA